AACTAATCGAAGAAACAGACGAGATAATCAGATCTATACGTAAAGAATTCAAATCCATACGTGAAGCCGAAGGATTTGATGGTATATTCAATTCAATCAGTAAGGAATTGAAAGACATCTCTATGTTGCCAAACAATGTCATAGATGCTAGTAAGTACAAAGAACAAGAAATAGTTCAGACACTAAAGAAACTCGGTTATGAGTACAAAAAACCGTTTGGTAATAAACTACACTTCTTCAACAAGAAAACAAGCATTAGTATCTATCTTGAAAAACCAACAGGTAAAATAACCCCTATACCATAAAACAGGTGTGTGATTATGAAAAATGTAAACGAAGCAACATTACTTTCAACAGGAAATGCAACATCACTGATGGTTTTCATTGATATTGCCTACTTTATACAGAATCAACGGGGTATGTTATCAATAGCATTTCCGTCACTTGGTAATAAAGGTCTTTACAAGATGCTTCGTGGGTTTGGTAATGTCCCATCTTACACGGAAAACAAAGACCAACTTACCGGTATGGCAGAAAGGTTCTTCAATGACGGTCCACTGAAGGCATTGTACAAAACACTTTCGTTTCTTACTTCAAAAGAAACAGGGACAGAAGAGGCGGATCGTAGAATGCAAGACGTAAACAGAGTCTTGTCTAAAATAGAACGTATGATAAAGAGCAAGTTGACCAGTGAAGAACAAGAACTGTTCACAACATTAGAAGATAGCATCGATAACTACAGCGATTCTCTCAATTCTAACTTGAATTCTTCTCTAGAGTCTTCAGTCAAGGCCGAAGAGGAACCTGTGGAAGAACCAAAGGAAGAACCAAAGGAAGAACCAAAGGAAGAACCAAAGCCGGAAGAAAAACCAAAAGAAGAACCTAAGGTCGAACCAAAGGAACAACCAACGGAAGAGCCTAAGGAAGAACCTACTGAAAAACAAGACACCTCAAAATCAGCTACAACTGAACATTTTACTCGTATTATCAAAAAACTTGTACGTGAAGAACTAAAAAAACAACTACGTAAAAAATAACTATTGACTATTAGCTTTTGTTTTCGTATATTAGTACTATCAATTAACAATTGACCTGATAACAGTTATCAGTTCACAATTATCATTTACCTTTTAGGAGTACCTATATGGCTATCAATCTTGATGCTATCAAAAACCGTTTGAACAATCTGAAGAATGCGAACAACCGCACTTCAAACATTTGGAAGCCAGAACCTGGCGAACACCAAATCCGAATTGTTCCTTATGTACACAACCGTGAAAATCCTTTCATCGAGTTGTATTTCCACTACAATCTTATAAAGAAGTCAATCGTATCACCACAATCATTTGGTCGTCCTGACCCAATCGTTGAGTTTGCAGAAAAGTTGAAGCAAACGGGTGATAAGAACGATTGGATCATGGGTCGTAAGTTGGAACCAAAGATGCGTACTTATGTCCCTGTCATCGTTCGTGGTCAAGAAAACGAAGGTGTAAAGTTTTGGGGATTCGGTAAGCAACTTTATCAAGAACTTCTTTCCTTTATCGCAGACCCTGACTACGGTGATATTACAGACCTCAAAGAAGGTCGTGATGTTGTAGTAACTGTAAAGTCGGCAGAAGAAGCCGGTAAGAACTTTGCAGAAACAACAATCCGTATCAAACCAAAGCAAACACCAGCAACAGACAATCCTGATGTTATCGAGAAGATCAAGGAACAACCACAAATCACAGAACTTTATCCAGAACCAACGTACCAAGATTTGAAGTCATATCTCAGCACATATTTGGGTAATGCCGACGAAGCAAGTGAAGAAGTGGAATACAAGAAGTCATCTGAACCACAAAAGCAATCAGTTACAAAGACAGATGTTGAAGATGCGTTTGATGACCTCTTCAACTAATAGGAGTCAGTTATGGCAAAAAACAAAATGGAACTCACCGATGAACTCGGTGGTGTGATTGCTGACACTATCAACAAGCAATTCAAATCTCAAAATCTCAAAACGGCTTACTTCTTGGAAGGTGACGATGATGCACCAACCATCGTGAAGGAATGGGTATCTACGGGGTCAACTATCCTTGACCTTGCCATCTCAAACAGAAAGAATGGTGGATTTCCCGTTGGTCGTGTTTGTGAAATAACAGGGTTGGAACAGAGCGGTAAGTCACTACTTGCCGCTCACACCCTACTCAACACTCAAAAGAAGGGTGGTCTTGCTGTCTATATTGACACAGAAAATGCCCTTTCAACAGAGTTTCTTTCAGCCATCGGTCTCAATCTAAAAGAGATGTTGTATGTTCCACTCGAAACGGTGGAAGATATTTTCGAAACGGTCGAGACCATTATCGAGAAGGTTCGTTCATCAGATAAGAACCGACTTGTGACTATCGTTGTTGACTCCATTGCAGGAGCTTCAACAAAGACAGAGATGGCAGCTGACTTTGATAAGGATGGTTATGCAACTGCTAAGGCACTCATCATCTCAAAGGCGATGAGAAAGATTACGAACTTGATTGGTCGTGAACGTATCTGCCTTATCTTTACAAACCAACTTCGTCAAAAGTTGAATGCACCGGCTTTCTCTGACCCGTGGACAACTCCCGGTGGTAAGGGAATTCCATTCCACGCCTCTGTTCGAATCCGTCTATCATCCATCGGTGCCATCAAGGCAAAGGTGAACGGACAAGATACAATCGTGGGTTCACGAGTAAAGGCAAAGCTCGTGAAGAACAGGTGCGGCCCTCCTCTACGTGAAGCCGAGTATGCCGTCTATTTTGATAGCGGTATAGATGATTATGGTTCTTGGTTGGAAACAATGAAGGATTATAATTTGGTGAAGCAAAGTGGTGCTTGGTATGAATGGACAGACCAAACAACAGGAGAGATTATCAAGTTCCAAAGCAAGGACTTTGTATCAAAGATAATCAGCAACCCTGAATATAAAGAAGTGGTCTACGATTCCATTGCCGAAAAGGTGGTGATGCAATACCAGAAAACAGATGAAGTCAGAATTGATGATGTATCAATTACGGACGAACCGCTGTTAGACGAGGTTTGATTTAGTGTGGGGTGGAGAAAAAAATCTTCACCCCATATTTATATCATATAACCAAAGTATTTTTTAGTATTTTTTGGAGTCCAAGATGGAAAAACAACGTTTGCAAAAATTAGCTGGTCTTATAAGCGAATCAGTCAAAAAATCCTTGAATGAAGCAAAGATCATGGTAAAAGGTAAAATGGTTGACGAGCCAGAAAAATATGTCATTAGATGTTATAAAGAACCAAATGATGTGGTAAGACAAGCTGGCTATGATAATTTGAAAAAAGGAGATTATCTTGTGCAAACAGGACCAGCCGGTCCATACAAAGGCACTAGTGACTTGAAGAAAGCAACGGTTTATAACACTAGGGATAAAATGAGTTTTGGCTCACGTTCAGACAAAGCTGTGAGGGTATTTTTTTGGGATCACGCCAAAAAGTACCAAAAATTTGAAATGGGTAACTTCTTCGAGCCACTTCCGGTTGAAGTCAAGGTAGTAAGAACCGTAAAGCTAATATAACAACAGACCCATTGGAGTCCAAAATGAAATTATCAAGTAGAAAAGAACTTCTGAAAGAATCAGAACTAACACTCAAATCAATCAAGAAGTCCTTGAATGAAGCCGCTGTTCCACAACGTGAAGTTGAAAAAGTGACACAATGGATGGAAAGAGCTATTATGTTTGTGGTTGACCCTGATATGCGAGAAAAGTATAGTGATGGTGTTGATAATTTCTTTGATTATCTTGAAATACCACTCGCATCACCAAAAGATGCGAAGAAGTACGCGAAAGCCGCCGATTTTGCAATTGGTTCTCCACTTGGTATTATTATTGCAAAAGTGAAAGAACATATTACTGAACTCAAAAAGTTAGAAGCAAAACTTCCTGAAATTGAAAGAATTATCAAGGCAGTTGAATCTGACATCAAAAAGATGAAATAATAGGAGTCCAAAGTGAAATTATCAAGTAGAAAAGAACTTCTGAA